GAGGATAATCGCATAGATACTTCTGTAGCTTCTACTCAAATAAGACACTTAGTTAAATTCACTAACGACTTAGATAAGTCTGTTTATTATGCTTATGGTAAAACTGAAACAATTAAAGATAGGTTTACTAAAATTACTTTATCTTACGGTACACCTAATATTTATACAGGGGTTGTAAAGCTATTTCCTGCGGGATATTATAAGTATGAAATTTATGAAGTTAGTTGGATAGGAACAGTAACTGTTTCTTCAGGTAATGCACCTGCAACAGAAGATGATGTTTTAAGCCCTGTAGCTAACGATAAAGGAGTTGTGCAGGGATTAGTGACAAAGGGTAAAATGAACTTATCAGAAAAAGACGGAACGCAGCAAGTACAATACACACAAAGAGAAGCACCGACAGAAACAAATTACATATATTACGGACAATAAAATAAAATAAAATGGCAATAGAAAACGTACAACAATTATTAACTGAGCAACTAGGGAAAAATAGATGTGATGTTATTACAACTACAGCAATGACAGGTAAAGATTATTATGCAATTCACTTTGTTACTGAAAGTGTAATAGCTTCAATAGCAGCTACTAATATTCAAACAGGCACAGGTTCAGCAGCAGCAAGTCTACATACGACTATACCTGCAGGAACGACTTTATTTCTTCAATGTACTGCTATCACTTTGACAAGTGGTTTAGCTATTTGTTACTACGAGCAAGTTATATAATGTTAGCACTCAAACAAGCATTAAGTTTAGTAAGTACTAATACGTTAGGGGGTTGGGAACCTTCTGATGAGGCAAAACTTTCAGCGTGGTACAAATATCAAACAGGAATTGAATTAAATGGTTCTGATGTTTCAGCTTGGGCTGATAGTTCTGAAAACAGTTTTGATATGGTACAAGCTACAGCAAGTGAACAACCTGCTTACAATTCAGGTGCTATTGACTTTGACGCTTCAGCTACTCAAAGTTTACAAACGGCTTCTGATATACTCTTATCAGGTGCGTTTACTTTAGGGTTAAGACTTTACCCTGCTTTAAATAATGTTATAGTCTTAGGGGATAACACACAAACCAACGAATTTTTTAAAATAACTAGTAGTACAAAATTAAGGTTTAAAACAGACGGTTCGCAAGTAGATATTACTGTAAATGATGGCGACTTGTCAGCAGACAATTATTTAGTTATTACAAGAAATGCGTCTAACTTAGTTACACTCTACATTAATGGAGTTGCTCAAACTAATACACAAACTTTAGCAGGAACAGCAAATATTGACGCAATAGGAGTAAGAGCAACAGACGCAAATCCTTATGACGGAACAATTAGCGAAATACAAATATATGATACAGAAAGCACAGCACTTACAGCTAATGTAAATACTTATTTATCAAACTTATAAAATGGACAAAATACTTAGTATAAACTTAGAAACATCAACAGCTCCAATAGTACAAGAAGTAAGAGGACGTGATTACATAGAATACGGAACAGAAGATTGGAAGAACCTTTACCCACAATTCTTAATTGACTTATATTACAATTCTAGTACACACGCTGCAATTATAAATGCTACAGCCGAAATGATAGCAGGTGAAGACTTAATAGCTGAAGAAAACGATACTAATTTAGAGTCTTATGTTAAATTAAAAAAGTTTTTAAGACACGCTAATTCTAATGAAAGTTTACACCAAGTAATTAAAAAAGTAGCTTTTGACTTTAAACTTCAGGGGGCGTACGCTTTGCATATTGTATGGAATAGAGAACGCACAGAAATAGCAGATGTATATCACGTTCCTGTAGAACGTGTAAGAGCAGGAAAACCTAATGAAATGGGTAAGATAGACTGTTACTATATAAGTGCTGATTGGTCAAACACTAGGTCAAATAAACCTTACCCTGTACCTGCTTTTAATGTGAACGACAGGACTTCAGGAAGTCAGTTACTTTACACAGGCGCTTACAGTCCGAATATGGATTGCTACCATACACCTGATTATCTAGCAGCGAATAATTGGTGTCTAGTTGACCAAAAAGTTGCTGAGTTTCATTTAAACAATATAGAAAATGGATTTAGTGGGAGCTACTTCGTTTCTTTTGCTAATGGTATTCCTACGCAAGAGGAAAGAAGACAGATAGAACAAAGTTTAACAGAGAAATTTACAGGAGCTTCAAACAGTGGGAAATTTATTTTAACATTCTCAGACGACAAGACTAGAACTCCTGAAATAACACCTATAAGCGTTTCTGATGCAGACAAACAATACCTAGCACTCCAAGAGCTATTAGTACAAAACATACTTACAGGACACAGAGTAACGTCTCCTATGCTTATGGGAATTAAGTCTGATACAGGGCTTGGCTCTAATGTAGATGAACTTAACGCAGCAGGGAACTTCTACCTTAATACTGTGGTAAAACCTTTCCAACTACATATCTTAAACACTTTACAGACTATATTCTCAGTAAACAATATGGATTTACCTGTTAAGTTTGTACAATTAAAACCTATAACAGTAGAATTTACTTCAGAGGACTTAAAAGGAGTTATGACTGAGGACGAGATAAGAGAGGAAGTAGGATTGAAACCCTTGGCAGATGTAGAAGTTAGAGAAGACTTTGCAAGTGAAAAGACAGAACTTGATAAATTTATTGAAGAATTTGGAGAAGATATTCCTGAAGAATGGGAGTTAATAGAAGAAGAAGTAGTAGATGGAGAACATCAAGACTTTAACTATGAAGAAGTATTAAACGAGTTAATGAACGAGAAGTTAGAACTAGCTTCAACAGGTAGAGCAATTCCAAGTCGTAAGTCAGAGCAAGACGGACTGTCTAAAAAGTCTTTTGATTATTTCAGGGTAAGATATGTTTACGCTAATGATAATTTCTTAGACAATAAATCAGGAACTAAAAGAGATTTTTGCAGAAAAATGGAAGCGGCTAAAAAGCTGTATAGAAAAGAGGACATCATTAATATGGGTAAAAAAGCAGTTAATCCGGGATTTGGTATTGACGGAGCTGATACTTACTCAATTTGGCTATACAAAGGAGGCCCTCAATGTTTTCACTTTTGGAGTAGAAGAATTTACAAAACAGTTATAGGCGAGTCTAAGACAACTAAAATAGAAGACGCTGACATGATTGGCTACACTAAAGCAAAGTCAGAAGGTTTTACTGCTAAGAAGAACGATAAGTTGGTAGCAACACCACCTAGAAAAATGAAAAATAACGGTTATTACAATTAATTATGGCATACGTACTATTTATATCAGAAGCTAAGCTAAAAGATAGCACAGCAATTAACTTAAATGTAGACCCTGAAATATTGTTACCTTATGTGTTACAGGCACAGCGTATCTATATAGAAACAAAATTAGGAACTACACTTTACGAAAAATTAGAAAGTTTAATTACAGCAGGAACAATAGGTGATGGAGGTAATGAAGCTTACAAAACTTTAGTTGATGAGTATATAGGCGACTGTCTTCCTTCTTGGGCGTTCCATATGTGCATACCTTATTTACGCTTTAAAACGGAAAACGGTAACATCTATTCAAAGACTTCAGAGACAGGAAACGCTTTAAGTACGGAAGAAGCTCAACACCTAAGAGAAGAAGTAAGAAACAATGCTGAATATTTTACAGAACGAATGATACAGTATATCACTAACAATATATCTAGCTTTCCTGAATACAATACTAATAGTGGTGCTGATATTTCACCTGACCAAAATGCGTATTACAACGGAATGAACCTAGAAAGACCAATGAGACAAGGAACTAAACTAACATTGAGAAACTTTTTAAACGCTTCTGATTAATGAAGAAACACTATAAACCAAAAACTAAGAATATTACTAAGCTAAAGACCTACTTAGATAAAAAAACAAAACAAAATGACCGAAGTAAAAGATACTCTACAAGTAGGGTTAGCTAACACCTCAGCAATAGCATTCAGCATAACTGATTGTAACGAAATACTAACGCTAGTTTCTTTGACTCTAGCAATTAGTTTTACTATATATAAATTCATTCAATTTGAAAAAAATAAATAGATGGCTCGTAAAGTTATTACAAGTGGTTTTAAGAGCGTTAAAAAGAAACGAAAGGGAGTACACTCTAAAAACGCAAGTAAAGGACAGAACGGCTTTAAAAAAGCCTACAGAGGTCAAGGGCGTTAATCTTTTAATCATTAGAGATACTTTTACAAAAGAAAGCACTATTGGTAAGTTGTTTATTAATGGTGAGAATTTTTGTGATACATTAGAAAATCCTTGGCTAGATAATCAAAGAAACATAAGCTGTATTCCTGAAGGACAATACAAAGTAAGATTAAGACTTGCTAGAGAGTCAGCAACTAGGGATTACTTACATTTGTTAGTTCAGGATGTGCCTAATAGAAGTTATATCTTATTTCATAGAGGAAACACAGCTAAAGATACAAGTGGTTGTATTCTAGTAGGAAACGGTCGTCAACAGGACATTGTTGAAAACTCACGCTTAGCTATGGATTTAGTTATCAAAGAAATACTAAATTTGGGCGGAGAAAATATTAACTTAATAATTAAAAATAAATAATATGAAAAAGTTTTTTGAAAAGTACCTTATCGGACAGATGTTAAAGTCAAAGAAGTTTTGGTATGCAATCAGTTCAGTAGTAGTGCCTGCTTTAGTTACTTATTTAGGAGTAGACGAAAATACTGCAAGAGAATTGTATCACGCAATCTTAGTTCTTATCGTTGGACAAGGTATAGCAGACGTTGCTAAAAAGTAAATTTTGGCAGGAACAAGAATAAGACTTTCCCCTGAAGAAGTTGAGTTAATCAATGAAAGCAGGGGGAAGGACTTACAAAACATTAACGGCAATACTGCTTTAGATATTCACCTTAAAGATAGGGGAATAAATAAAAAGGATATTGTAAGCGTTAAACATTGGCAAAGTATGTCAGGGGAGTTACGCTTTTCAATAGTTACTAAAGAACAATACGGAACTGATAAAGCAGAACTACTTGAAGACATACAAAGTTTAATAGAAAACTACTCGCCAAAATACCCAACAATTAAAAGAGTTAAAGGGGAACACCTTTTAGTTATAAACCCTGCTGATATTCATATTGGTAAACTAGGAGTAGCTTTAGAAACAGGAGGTGACTATAATACAGAGATTGCTTACAATAGAGTCTTAGAAGGCGTTACAGGACTTATTAGTAAAGC